ACGTGCTTAGCACCGCCAGCCTGTTCGTCAAGCTCAGCGGCGAGCTAAAAGAGCTGATTGGGGTAGACGTCTTAAAGGGCGAAGCGCAGACGATCGGCAGCGCGGCGTGGACTGCGTACGAGCGTTCGGCGAAGAAAGAGGGTCGGGTCAAGTTCCCCGCGCCGACCGAAGAGATAGATGCCTTCTTTCGCAAGGCGATAGTTGGAGGGCGAGTCCAGAACTTTAAGAAGAGCGGCCACACAATTCGCGGAAAGCTGCGGATGGTTGACGTAGCCAGTCTCTACCCAACCGTGATGTACGGGAAGAACCGCCACCTAATGCCGCCCGCGCTGAAGTACGGCTGCTTCCCCAAAGGGAGCCCCACGGCCACCGATGTCTACATGCCAGGGAAGATAGGGTTCTACAACGTGCGAGTGAGGCGCCAGCCTGCGCGCAACATCCTGCCCCGGCGAATGGACGACGGTCGGCTCGACTGGCGATACCAGGGCGAGTTCGACGCCGTCGCGAGCCAATGCTCAATCGAGCTGATTAGGCGCCACGGCGGCGAGGTCGAGGTCGGCAGCGGCTATTACTTCCCCTGTAAGGACGATAAGGCCTTCCACACATTTCTCGAGCCTATATTCGCGGCAAAGGATGAGGAGGATCGCCTCGCGTCCACAAAAGACCCTTCTGCCAACGCTTCGCGCCGCAACATGGCGAAGCTATTGATGAACAGCCTAAGCGGCAAGACGGCGCAGCGGAACTTCGACGAGCGCGTGGTACTGGCTACAGGCGCGGCCAAGCAGCTCTCCGAGGAGTCCAAGATGCGCGACAGCATCGCGACCTGGATACCGCTGTGCGGTGATACATGCATCCTCATCGGGCTGAAGCCGCTCTCGAAGGTGTACAACCAGCGCACGGCTAAGCCGTCCTACATGGCCGCCCTCATCTACGAGTACAGCCGCGCCTACATGTACGAGCTGCTGCTCAGCAAGTATGACGTGCAGTACATGGACACAGATTCGGCCGTGATGACCGCGGAGGAGTACGACCGGTTTCGGAGCGACTACCCGGAGCTGGACTTCAAGGGGGAGAAGCGACCGAAGCAGCTTGGCGACTTGGAGGAGGAGCTCGGGCACCCCGAGGACGCGACCGCGATCCTCCTCGGCCCCAAAGAGTACCTCATCTACGACCACGCGAAAAAGGAGTCCAAGGCGAGACTGAAGGGAGTCAACCTAGGGCGCGACCGCCTGCTTGCCAACGAGCAGCTGCCGCACGGCACGCTCGCGCTCCACCGGCTGCACGAGAGGCTGCCACTCACGACGCCATTGGGGCTGTTCGAGGCGCTGGCCTCCGGCCAGAAGCAGCAGCTACTCTGCTCGCAGCTCCAGCGGTCGCTGGTCAGCCGGGACGGCGCCCTGTTCTCGTTGCGCCAGCGTTACCTCATGAAGACGCTCGAGCCGCGAAAGGTGCACGACGCCGAGGTTCCAGCGATGAGGTCGGAGATTTACCGCGGCGGCCCATGAACGGCCACGATGAGCTTGATGCCCGGATGGTTCGGCAGCGTTTTCGTGATGTATCGCTCCCACTTCGTCGGCTCGTACTGCCGGAACCTGAGGTAATGCGAGGTTTTGTGGACCTTCCCGGCGGCCTTGAACCCGTGGAGGGCGAGCCAGTTGCGGGCGTGGACCTCGTTGTAGCGCGCGCCGTCGAAGAGCACCGACTGGACGTTGCGCGGCATATAGGGGCGGGCGTGTTTGCGCGGGGTATATACTACCCGCTGATGGACGCTATAGACGCAGGGCTTCTTGCCGCGAGAGCCGCGGAGAAGAAAAGGAGATACGCCGAGGCTAACAGCCGCCAATGGGCCCGGCACGGATCGGAAACACGCGAAGTGTACGACCTGGCGCCATCCGCGATGAGCCACGAGGTGCAGGACGCGGTCGTCGCGCGCCACCGAAAAGGCGAATCCCGTGCCAAGATTCTTGGGGAGGTGCGCGAAGAGCATCCGGCGCTCACCGAGTACCACGTGAAACGCATCATTAGAGTCTTCCGCGTCGACCCGGATGCTTTCAAAGAGAGTCTCACTGACGATATTCTGATGTGGCGATAATGTAGGGCCCCGCGTTCGGGGTTTTTCCCGCCGACTTTATAGATCGCGCGCATGGACGAGCAGTACATTCAGCAACGCGTACACGAGATCCTCGAGGGGCAGATCGCCATGGGAGCTGGCGGCGCGATCGCCGGGGCGCTCAGCGATTGGGTAAGCTTCGTGAAGTTCGTGCGCGACATCGCCGCGAACGAAGGGGAAGCTATATCATACAGGGAGGCAATGCAGCTCGCCTCGCCAGTCTGGAAAAACTTGCAGTCCAAAGGATACGCGCCCGCCCCGAAAGGCGCGCGGAAACACGTGCAATGGAACGCGGTGCAGAAGACCGCCGCGCGCTCGTACCCAAAGGTGTTCGGGCGCAAACAAGAGGGGCCTTACAGCTTTGAGGACGTGTACTCGGAGGCTCCCGCAGTGATGCCCGCAGTGATGCCCGCAGTGACGCCCGCAGTGACGCCCGCAGGTCCTCAACCCTACGACATTGAGGACGTGTATCCGGTAGCTCCGGTAGCTCCGGTAGCTACCCCGTTGGACGAGTTGGACGAGTTTCTCGGCGATATTATCGGCGAGGGTTTTAGCATCGAGGACATCCTCGGGGCGCTCAAGGATCTCGCGCCGTACGCGAAGAAGCTAGCACCGCTCGCGCGCGGCCTTCTGCCGAAGCGCAAGGCGCCGCCGAAGCGCAAGGCGCCGCCGAAGCGCAAGGCGCCGGCCAGGCGCGGGCGAGGTGCCGGCGACGATGCGGAGTTGGGCTACCACTGTATTAGCAGCCGCCCCAAGATAACCATGGCTGGGGTGCGAGCTGGCGCAAGGGCGGGCGTCCGAGCTGGCGTAAGGGCGGGCGTCCGAGCCGGCCGCGTCAAGCCAATAAACAAGGGGATCTACGAGTACCACTGCGCGCTGCGGCGGTTCAAGGAGGAGCACCCGAGGATGACGCACCTACAGGCAGTCCAGAGCCCAAAGTTCAAGAAGCACTGGGCACAGATGAAGGAGTCCAAGGCGGGCGCGGGCGTCCAAGCCGGCGCTGGCCGGCTCAATCCAAAAAATAAGGCAATCTACGAGTACCACTGCGCGCTGCGGCGGTTCAAGGAGGAGCACCCGCGGATGACGCACCTGCAGGCCGTCCAGAGCCCAAACTTCAAGAGGCAGTGGGCGCAAATGAAGGCGTCCTCGTAAGCACGACACCGGTTTTTTGGCGCAACAATACGTGCGCCCATGTCGATAGCCGATCTGCTCGTGCCCAACCCATACCCGCTGAATGTCGGCGCGATCGGAACGCCGAGCATTACCACCAACACGCTCTACGTCAATGCTACTGTTATCTACCCGCCGGTCGTCATTTCCAGCGTCACGCCGAACAGCAACCTGAGCGTAGACTTTGAAAACGGGGGCACCGTGAACGGTCAGGTCGGAGTCAACGCCACGGAGGCCAGCCCCAGCACGTTCTTATGGGCGAGCGGCGATATCAAGTTGGGGACCAGCGAGACCGAGCGGATTCGTATAAAGGCTGCCGGCATCGCAACCAACAACGCCGCCACCCAGGCTCTCGCGCTCGCGCCCGCCGACACCACGCTCTACGCCCTGCCGCTGAGCAGCAGCGGCACCTTTACGTCGACCTGGACCTCGCTCGTGGGATTCTCGCCCGCGCCGCCCGTGGTCAATATCCAGTACATCCAGCTGGGCGCCGTCGTCATGTGCCAACTCACTGCCTACAACACAGGCATGATCGTCGGGATTAACACGGCCAACATTACACTGCCGATAGCCCGCGCTGTCGCCTTCACCGGCGTAAACGAGGAGTGCAGCGGCGGCTTGTTCGCGAACGGCGCCGCCAGCCACGAAGGCATCATCGTACCCGCGGCCGGCACCATGGCTTCGGCGCTCGTCTCCGTCGACAACGTCGGGGTTGCCGATAACGGCGCGCTGCGCGGTTCTTTCTCGTATCGCCTCTCGCCTTGAGGAGCGATGCCAATCGAGGAAGTGAGGGGACTAGGCACTTTTTGCGGCGCCAAAATAGATGGCCCTGAGTGCACGACTCGCCACGAAGCCGTCGATCGCAATCCCGGCGCCAGCCTTGCGGCGCGTCCAGATGGTGTCGTACAGAGAGGACGCCCCGGCCACCATCATTGGCAGCTACAGCTTCCGCGCGCAGCGGTACCCGGCCGACATCGACACGATGGACTCGGTCGGCGAGGTGCAGGTCCACGGCGAGTGGACGCCCGCGACCGAGAGCGACACACGGGAGCTCCTGCGCGAGTTCACGCGCCGCCTGCAGGCCATTGTGCAGCATGTGGCCGGCGCGCGAAACACCTTCTACCTCGAGGTGAAGGCCGGCATCGACGAATTTGCCCTCGGCATGCTCCGCCCGATCGGCGACATGCACGACGGGATATTCACGCCGAGCACCGACCTTTGGGCCAAGATCCTACTGGCCAAGGGTCGCGGCTGGATCAGCGCAGAGGCGGCGACGAGGATGCTCGTGGCACTATCGCAGCGCGCGACGCTCGGCGCGCGCGAGTACGACCTACTCTCTAGCGAGCTCCGCAAGGCCTTCATCATGCGATGGGCGCCCGACGAAATCGCCGCCGGCGTCAAGAAGCGCGGCCCGGGGGAAGGAATGCCGCTGGAGACCGCCGTGTACAACCCCGCCGGCGCGCCCTCGTTGGTCAAGATCGACGTTATCACCAAGGTGAGCGGCGCGTTCCTCGAGCTCAGCAACATCTTCGTCCTCCGGGAGGTCCGGGCCGACGGCTCCTTCAAGTACCTGTCGACCCATCCCGGAGTCGAGGATATCACGTTCGACGTCGAGAAGATGCTGTTTAGCCCGGCTGCCTACAACCCGTACAAGGCCATCAAGCGCATGTTCGTCTACGCTCGGCTGAGATACCTGGCTGGAGACGAGCGCCTCGCCGGGTTCCTCGAGGCGGCCCTCGACTACCTCTCCGGCGACGACGCCATCTACTACCAGCTGAAAAGCGACCTCGAGACGCTCGTGAAGCTGCTGACCGAGTTCCCGTCTGCGATCGACTCTACCGCGCACGACCCAGAAGGACCTCCCGTCTACTACGCGATGGCCGCGCAGCTCCAGGGCATGAGTGGGCGGCTCGCCGCCACCTCGATGCCTGAGGAGGACGTGGTCCGCCTCTCGCGCACTATCGATGAAGCAATCCACGCGCCGCACGCGGAGGCCGCGCACATGCTGGAAGGCGTCGAGAAGGTGCTGAAGGGCATTGTCAAGGACTCGGCCATCAACTGGCTCGGCTCCCACGGCCTTGCGCCGCCCAGCGCCGCGCTCGATCCGTTCCTCCCGAAGCTCGAGTACGCCGAGATCCTCAACGCCAAGGGCTCGCCCTTGGACCCGCTCCTAGCTACCCAGCACAGCGACACCTACAGCCGGGCCACGAGCGCCTCGCCGGTTGCCGCGGGCGGCTTTAACGTGATGCGGGGCGGCAGCCAGCTGGGTAGCTGCCCAGAGGGCGACGCTCGGGCCATGCTGGCGAGAAGAATCCTCGCCCAGTAATAGCATGGCCCGGTCGTCATCGAGGGCCCAAGGGCCCGGGCAGAGCCCGAGCCCGGCAGAGCGCCGCAAGATAGCGGAGTACGAGAAGGTCGCGCTGTCAGACGCGGACCTGGTCAAGGTTCTTGGGGATGACGTGAAAATCGTGATGTACCCCGATCTCCACCGGATGCGCACGCTGGACGAGGTAATGGGGCCGGGCGGCGCCGCCATCATCCTATTCGAGGCGAAGCCGGAATATGGACACTGGTGCACCGTCTTCCGGGCGCCTGGAGGCGACAATGGGCTCGTCGAGTTCTTCAACCCCTATGGCGGCTACCCCGACGATAGCTTGAGGTACATCAACAAGAGCTTCGCCGAGCGGACGAACCAAGACGAGCCCTACCTCTCGCGCCTGATGATGGAGTCGCCGTATCGGCTCTCTTACAGCCCGTATGCCTTCCAGAGTCATGGCAACAATGTGAAGACGTGCGGGCGCCACTGCGCAGCCCGCCTCATGCTGAAGGACCTTCCCCTCGACGACTACAAGGACTGGATCACGGCACAGGCCAGAAAAACACGAACTGACGCCGACGCGGTCGTCAGCGCAGTCACGAGCATGATAGGGCCTAGGGGCCACTAGAAACATCGCGTGGGCCGCATTTTTCCGCACGCCGTATAGAGACCATGAGCCGATACTCCCACGAAGTCTACTCTCAGTCCAACGACGCTGAGAACGTCTACTTCAATGCCACGCTGCTGGGGCCCAGCGAAACCGGGACAGTCGACGGGATACCCGCAATCTACGACGTGACCCGTACCCAGCCCATCATCTCGCGTCCGAGCGACTACTACGCGAGCATCGTGCGAATGACTCTGCCTCTAAACTCGATGCCGATCTTCATCTGCCCGATCGTGGGCCCCATGGACGGCATCAATGTGAACACGCCTTGGTTCGTCGGCATCAACTACCAGGGCACCTACTTCACCGATCAGCGCGTGCTATGGCAGACTGAGCTGTACGCGCCGGTCAACTCGATCGTCGACTGGTTCTACTACGCGTTCAGCTACGGCACCTTTGTCAGCATGATCAACGTGGCGATGGCTGGTGCATACGCCGCCTTCAGGGCCGCCAACCCGGCTGCACCCCAGGCCATTGCCAACCAGACGCCTTTCCTCATCTTCAACCCAGCGACTGAGCTGATGAGCTGGGTATGGCACAACTCCTGGGCCACCGCCCCTCCCGCGACCGAGCCGCTCGGCGCCGGGCAGGCGCGAGTGACCATCAACCTCCCCCTCCTCGCTGTCTTCGATGGTTTCCGCACGCTCCTCCGCGGAAGCTCGGGTCTCGCGCCCAATGACGACGCCCACTACGTGTGGGAAAACACCGGCGACAACGCCTACACGCTCAACGGCTTCGCCCTCACGAGCGCCACTCAACAGGGGTTCAGGGCCATCACCCTCCTGGCGAACGTCCGGCAGCTTGTCGTCACAACCAGCGCGCTTCCCATCGTGCCGGAGGCCATTCCAGCCAACGTGGTGGGCGGTGGGTCGTCCTCCTTTGCCAACAGCGCCTCCAGCCTGCCCATCATCACCGACTTTGTGCCGCAACTAGAGTCGAGCGCCGACGTGCGCGGAATCGTCTACTACCAGCCGCTCGCCCAGTACCGGCTCGCCAATATGCTGTCGGATACGCCGCTGTACCGGGTGCAGCTGAGCTTCCTCTGGCAGGCGACCGACGGGCGGCTCGTCCCGATCATCATAGCGCGCAACCAGCAGGTGAATGTGAAACTCGGCTTCTTCAAGAAGAGCCTATACGCCAAGGCCGGGCTGATGCCGCAGTAATCCGGGCCGTCGGCAGTTTTTTTCGTTCGGGTTATAGAGCCGCCATGTCGTTGTCGTTCCAACCATTGCAGCCCGTGTGCGTCCGCGATCCACGCACGATGGTAGCCGGGCCCAAGATGTACGCCGTGCTCAAGTCTGGCTCCCAGCTGACCTGCAAGCAGTACTCGACCACGAGCATTTCCACCAGCTCGTTGTCGTTCTCCTGCCCTCCCCCGAGCGGCGGCATCTTCGTCGATAGGAACGTGCGCCTGTACCTTCCTGTCCGCCTGACCTTCACGGGCATCCCCGCGGCCGGCACAACTCTCCTCCGCTCGGGATTCGACGCGCCGCGCGCGTTCGGACTGAGCAGCTCGATCGAGACCCTCCAGGCAACAATCAATAACCAGGGCGTATCTATCAATCTCGCCGACACCATCCAGCCTCTGATGTGGTTCAACACCGGCACGGAGCTGAAAAACTCTGACTACAGCACCACCCCCTGCTACCAGGACCAGAGCCAGAGCTACGACTCTCTCGTTGGCTCTAACCGCAATCCCCTCGGCGACTATAGCGTGACCGGCGACAACGTGCCGGCTCCGCGGGGCGCCTTCCCTTTCTTCATCGTCGCCAACCCTGTCAGCGGTGGTGTCCTGCCCGTGACCGCTGTCGTCGACGTGGCCTTCAACGAGTCTTTCTACCTCAGCCCGTTCTGGTGGGGAAAAGGAGTCAGCAGCGAGGCGTTCTTCAACGTCACCACCATGGACTTCAATATCACCTTCCTGCAGCAGTCCGCGAACCGTTTCTGGTCGCACTCGGGCGCACTCGGAGGCGTGCCCGTCTTCGCCACCGCTGCTTACACATTCGGGGGCTTAGCGGGGGGTCCCACTAGCTTTGCGCTGACAACTGGGAATAGCCCATTCATCCTCTTTAATTACATCACTCCCCAAGAGACCCAGGCGTTGAGCCCCAACATGGCCATTAGCTATCCCTACTTCGACGTCCAGCGGTACGCGACCATGCAATCCGCGGTCGCGCCCGGCGTCTCGGCCACCATGATCTCGAACAACATCCAGCTCAACAGCATCCCGCGGCGCATGTACATCTTCGTCCGACAGCGAAATAATGACCTGTACGCGTCTGCGAGCAGCACCGACACGTATTTCAGCATCGAGAACATATCGCTACAGTTCCAGAATAAGAACGGCTTGCTCGCCAGCGCCAGCAAGCAGCAGCTCTACGAAATGAGCGTTAAGAACCACTGTACCATGTCTTGGAACCAGTGGTGCGGCCAGGTTCCCGGAATCGGCGATTTCGCCCTCCCTCCTCTGGGAACGGTCGGGAGCATCTTGGCAATCGAGTTCGGGACAGACATAGGACTCGATTCGCTGGATGCGCCTGGGAAACTCGTTCAGGCGCAACTCCAGGTCCAACTGCTTGCGACCAACGTGAGCGCCGCAACCCTCACCCCTGAGCTGTACATTATTACCGTCCTCGAAGGCGTCTTCACTATCGAAGGCCTCGGACGCGCGTCGACCCGCGTCGGCGTGATCAGCAGCCAAGATATCCTTGACTGCCAGTCGCGACCCGGCCTCAACTACAAGGACGTCCAGGAGGTTAACGGCGGTGACTTCTTCAGCACCATTAAGGAGGGGCTCAGCCGCTTCTTCGGCACCCTCGTGAATGATCTTCGCTCGAAGCCTGTGAGCACTATCTCCAATATCCTCGGCACGCTTCCGATCCCTGTCGTGAGCGACATCGCTCGCGCGACCACTCCCTTCTTTAAGAGCATTGGCGTGGGTGACGGCGTGGTGGCCGGTGGACGCAGACGCATGATGCGCCGCGGCCGCGGCGCCGGTGAGGGCGAAGGCGAAGGCGAAGGCGGTGCGGAGGGCGGAGAGATGCTGACCCGAGCCGAACTGGCGGAAAAATTGCGCTACTAGCTGGCGTCGAGGGTTAGACGACGTACGCCGCTTTTTCCTCCAGGACCCACCTCGGCGCGTGCGAGTGGACGCGTACCCAGCGGCTCTTGCTCTCCAGGATCCGCTTCACTTGCTTCGCGTCGAAGCCCATGTACTTTTTAAGCACGTAGGTGATCTGGTGCGTGCCGCCAGAGCCGGGGAACACTGTTAGGAACTGCATCTCGTTCATCATCACTCGCGCGAAGTTTCGCTCGTTTGGAATGATGAGGTGGCTCGTCACGAGCATGTAGATGCCGTATTTTCTGCCGACTTCGGCGCAATCCATGATGATCTTCTGCACGCTCCTCTTGAGCGTATCATCGATTATCGTCCCTACGTCGTCGAATATCAAAACGGCGCCTTTGCTCATCTTTGTTACATCGGGCGGGCTCTTCACCAGGTCGCTGTCCATCACCACCTGGTTTATGGCGGGCAGGATTTCGTCGAACGCCGGATCGTCTGGCGCCATCCCGCGTGAGAATAGGTAGATCTCGGCGCCCTCGTTGAGTTTGATGTAGCGCTTGACGAGGCCGGCCACGTACGTGCTTTTGCCGCTGCCAGAGGGGCCTGCTATGTACTCCACGCTCCGGTTCACAATGTCGAGGATCGGCTCGAGTGCGCCCTGCTTGAACTCGATGTCCGAGGCCAAGCCGTGCGGATCGGCCACGTCCGTGACCCCGAGGATCTCGCCGTCGTGGACACCCCCCTCCACTATCGCAATCGGCGTACCTGACTTGACGCTGAACATGACCTATTCTTTCGGCACAAATAATGCCCAGAACCATACGGTAAAGGACCTCAGGGCGGGTGCAATAATAACGCGGCCCACTTTGCGCGCTCTGGTAGGGCTGGCTCGTGCGGCTGAGACATGCCCTGTGGGCTCCGTACCGGATGCGGCGAGATGCTAATCGCGCCGGCTCTTTTCCGCCAGTCGCGGCGCCACGCCTATCTCCGCCGGCTCGCTCGCCGTCGAATTTTCTCGTCTCTATACATGTCAATCGCGGACATCCTCACTGCTAACTCCCTCGTGTCCGGCTCGTATGCCTCAACCTGGACTAGCCTTACCGGGTTCACGTCGCCCCCCTCGAGCGTCACTATCAATTGGCAGCGGCTTGGCAATGTTGTCCAGTGCTCCTTACTTGCTGTAGGCGTGGGCATCAGCGGTCTAGGGATCAATACCGCCACCGTGACACTCCCTGTGCTTCGCGCGCTTCCGTTCACTGGCGCCCTATCCGAAGCCGCCGGCGAGGGTGTCGCCTATAGCGCGCTTAGCCAAGGGGGAGCCTACTTTACGCCAACCCCGGGCGGATTCACTGCGCAGCTCAACTGCCAAATAGGAGTAAGCGGGACTGTAAATATCTCCTGTTTCCTTAACTATCTCCTCGCCGGTTGACGTTAATGCAGCGGCAGACTTTTTGCGGCCTAATATGGACTCTTCCTCTCGATTGGCATCGAGCCCCCCGGGTCCAAAGGACCCGGAGACCCCCGGAAGGGAGTGCGTCTTCGCCCCCAAGCCCGACCCGCACGGCCTTCGCTGCGCGACGCACCAATGCCCCGGCAAAGCGCTTACCGAGCCCTACATGTTCCTCCTTTGCTATTACTGCCTTCGCGCCATCCATGACCTCGAAGTCAAAAAACAGCGCCTGACCGGGGATGCCCCATGCGATGCGATATGGGCGTCGTCTTGCCACAGCGAGCCCCCCGCGCACGAGTAGCTCGCGCTCTTCTCAAGTGGCGGATGATGCTGCGCGAACGCGAAATGGACGCTTATATCGACGAGTTGCTCGCGCTCTTCTCCCCCGGGCAAAATTCGCTCCCCAGGACTCCTGTCGCGCCTGAAGCCGCCGTTTCGTAAACCGCGCGCGCCAACCGGTGCCCCGCAAAAAAGAAGGCCCTTGGGAGCCGCCGTTTGCGTTTTCGCGAGTGGGCTGCACACGCCCTAGCCTAGGCCCCCAGGACCTAAGGTACTCTACCT